GCAAACAAGCAATGGAGGCAAACCCTAACGGTATCAATGACGGCTACTATGCTGATGAAATTAACTACTGTTCAATGGAATTGTACCAACGTAGGCAAGTCTTACTAAGGTCTAGTCCTTATTGGGTTAATAAAAGGAGATAACTAATGTCAGGATTTGGATACGAATACCCAGCAGGTGCAGCCAATGATCCTAATGCACCTTGGAACGAGCAGGTATGTGATGTATGTGATGGCTGTGGCTATACCTGTGAGCCTGAAGACTTAAATGAAGAAGGGATTTGTAATGAATGCATTAACAATGCAGACACTGATAACTACTGTGAGAGGGAGACTTAAATGCAAACAGCTACCGCAAACTTAATACCAGTTGTAAATCTACGCCCCGCACATACCCGATATCGCAAGGGTGTAAAGCAGCCACATAACAACATGTTAAAACGTGGCAAACAGAACACCAAGCTAGGGGACAAGGTCACTATCAAGATGTGGAAAGGTATGACCATGTACTCCTTGACACTAGAAGAACGTGCTACCTGTCCTGATGACTGTTCGCAATGGGATAACTGTTATGGAGACAACATGCCATTCGGGCATAGGTTCGATCATACCGCTTCAGACTTTATATATTATCTAGAAGAACAGTTAGAACAACTCAATAACAAACATACTAAGGGATTTATTGTACGGCTGCATGTATTAGGTGAGTTCTATGATCCGTTCTATGTCATGCAATGGCAGAAATGGCTGCGTATTTTCCCCAACTTACGTGTGTTTGGATATACACATCGTAAATTAGGTACTTTAATCGGTGATCAGATTGATTTAGCTAACAAGGAATTTCCTGATAGGTTTCGTATCCGATTCAGTGACGATCAATCAACAAAGTTTAGCGCACATGTAGGCACTGACACTGCCGCGACAGGTGGCATCATGTGTCCAGAACAAACAGGTAAGACAGATAGTTGTGCTACCTGTGGGTACTGCTGGACTAGCAACAACCCAGTAGTTTTTATTGAACACTAACCAGTAGTTTTTATTAAACATTAAAAGGAGAAAGAACAATGGAAAGTAACCAAAGTAATGACCAAGAGTACTTCAACTTTTTGATTAACCTCAGAAACAGCGGGGCAATCAACATGTTTGGAGCAGCACCCTATCTGGCAGACAAGTTTGATCTGAAAAACCATGAAGCCCAGCAGGTGTTACTGCGCTGGATGGCATCGTTTGATTAAGGAGCAAGTGTAATGCGATACAAAGAAACAGATGGTGGTCGTTTAGACTCAGGTTTTAGAGGACTAGGGGGTGACTGTGTAACTAGAGCAATAGCTATAGCCACAGAGATACCTTACCGACAGGTTAGAAAAGCATTAACTGACTTGACTATTGAAATGACAGGAGGACTCGATAGATCAGCGGCTAATGGAGTAGCTGTTCCAGTAAGTCACGCTTACTTAACATCACTAGGGTGGCAGCTTGTAATAACAAAGAAATCTTATCTTAAAGATATACCCATGACAGGAACTTTAATTGCTTGCTTACCTCGACACACCACGGCGGTGATTAATAACACTGTGCATGACAGGTGGGACTCTAGGAAGTCTCGAAAAACTAAATGTGGCTCACCAGTTATGCAAGGTTACTATCAAAAAGGGCAAGCGTTATGAAGAAACCTACTGAACAAGTAAAAAGAAAATGTGGCCGTCCATCTAGCGGCCTAACCAAAAACGAATTAGTTAAAAGGAGTAAAGCCAGATTGGATACTAAAAACATGTCTATCAATGGCGAACTGCTACGAGCATTTAATGCCGCCAAAGAAAAACACTCAGAGATTGTAGGCTTTAAGTTAAATACTAAGCAGTTCTTTTCAGTCTTGGTTTCTAACTACAACAAGAGCCAGAATAATGAAGAAACCTAAGCAACCTAAGTTAAAAGATGTAGCCAACGCTGCTATACCTAAATCATATTTGACAGGATGGTTTAGCGTTGGTTCCAAAGGAGGATCTGCAGAGGCTAGGCAACTGGCTGACAAGTGGCTGCAGAAACATGGTAACAAACTAAAGGACTAAATTATGGACTTAAAAGAACTGGCTGAAAGAGAACTCAAATCAAAACCACGCAAGATCAAAACTATCTGGAACGAAGAGTACGCTAGTGACCGTGAAGCTATGGAAGCGATGTACCGACAGGCTGTAAAAACTGGAGCATCATGGGAAGCACCTTCTGATCATGTAGAGCAACAACTTGGGCAGTTTGTACGTCAGTACATGCAGCATAAATACCAGTTAACTTTGGACAGCTTGTTAAAGGAGGCACAATGGAAACTATAGACCTGACCCCAACCCGTGAAGGTTACATCGTTTGTCTTAAAGCAATAATTCAAGGCAGTACTAATGCAGAAGATGTGGCATGGGCTAAAGAAGAACTAACTAAAACTAAAGGGTGAGAACATGAACGTAAAAGAAGCAAAAACTATAGACCTGACTCCAACCCGTGAAGGTTACATCATCATGCTTAAGGCGATCATCGAAGGCACCCTCAACCGTGGGTTCGATCCCGATGATGCAGCGTGGGCTAAAGAAGAACTAACTAAACTAGAGGAGCAAGCCTAATGAAATACCCCCTTCAAGTAGCACAGATAATATCTTTCTCTGCTTTCGACAAACAGCTCAAAAGGATTACCTTTCAGTCTAAAGAAGAACATGAGGAATTCATACGCACTATGCCTAGTAATGTTCAGCTTATTGAAAAGGATGAGAAGGCTGTTAGGGAAGCTTTACGTGTTCCAGAATCTCCAATATTTGAAGGTACTTGGAAAGCCTTTGATGAGTTAGTGGATGAAGGTGATGCGATAATTGCTAAACGAAAAGAGCCTGTATTACAGCAGCATTTCGAGCAGTTAGGTCTTGACCTTGGGGTAATGAATAAACCTAATGAAGATTAATTTAACTATTGAGTTAGACACTGAAGATCTTGCTGACAGGGAAGAGTTAGAAGATCTATTAATTAAAATAACAGATGCTCTTAGGAGTAATACTGATGAAGAGGAGAAAGAATATGAATGAACAGATAGAACATGTTATGTGTGTAGCAAGGCAGGAAGACCTTAAAAAGCTACACCATTTCAGTATAGATTTAGCCCTGATGCAGGAAGAAGGAGGAACATTTGTGGGTTATAGTTGTTATGACACAGATGTTCTTGATGGTATCAAAGCTAAGGCTAGAATCATGCCTTATATAAACTCAGATGAACTAGAAGTAGTGAGTGTTATCTGGGCGCAACGCTTAAGAGGAACAGGACTAGCCACTAGAATAAAGTATCACGCAGTACAAGTTGTAAGTTATCCTTAGTTAGCCAGCCTTAGATACTCCAAAGGTGAGCAGGGACATCTTAAAATACAATGCCTTGGGGAAAGGCTGGTGGGTGTAGTTAGCCCTTTCATATGCCCCTTAATTGTATTAATCCCTGCACTTTATATTATGTATGCCTCCATTATTTCTACAGAGTTCTACATAATTCCTTCACTATTGATACATAACAATGGAGAGAGTATGGAATGAAGTAATTAGTCTTTTTTTATGTGTGGTTGTCCAGTACAATCATTTACATATTTTACAGATCAGTAATTATTTTTACTGAATCAATAAACCTAGAGTACAACAGGAACAATATTATGAATAGTGACAGTAACATCCTTAGCTTTAACTCACACGTTAAAACAGAAGTACCTTCAGATAAAACCCCCTTAGCAAAGTTTGGTTTAGGTAGTTTAGAAAATGAATTACCAATCTATGCTTCTTCACCTGTGCATTTCCAATTGGGTGATGATTCAGAACTCTTCACTGAATGTGCTGACCGTAAAGTCATCTACAATACTCGCAATGATCAAGTGATCAATGTAGTCAAGAAAAATTACAACATAGACTACCAACCAGTAGCTGGTGTAAACATCATTGAAACAATGCTTGCTGGATCTGGTCTAGATTGTACTGACATGACTAGAACATACGAGCAGTCGCATGAAGGAGCCAGATACGCAGTAATATACACACTTCCTGCTCACACTATAGACTTAGGCAATGGTGATGTGTCTGAGCTGACATTAACTCACAGAAACAGTGGTGATGGTAGTTGGTGCTTCACACTTGAAGTAGGTTGGAACAGGATTGTGTGTATGAATCGTCAAGTATCTATTGATTACTTCAGCCTGTTCAAGACTAAGCACACTCCTAACATGTCACCTGAATATGGAGCTAGAAAGATAGCTGGTGTACTTCAAGGGTTTGAGGCTGAGAAGGAACGCTGGACTGCATGGAAGAATCAATCCATTAGTCAAATGGAAGCATTCAAAATCTTTGCAACAGCAGCAAAGTTCAAGATAGATACTCAGTTGACCTTGTCTGAATTGTTAGTTTCTACTAGCTACAGAAAGTCTAAGGCTATGCAGTTCATGTGGAAGCGTTACACAACTGAAGAAGTTATAGCACTTGGTTCTAATGAATGGGCTGCGTACAACGCTATGACAGGCTGGGCTACTCATGCTCCTGCTTCAACTAAACCTTCAAAAAAGAACATTGTATCCACTAAAGTTGATAGGGCGAATAGCGTAAGATCTGCTTGCACCTTGCTTAAAGCCGCTTAAGCGAGGAGTCCCCAATGGATACATCCAAAGAGCGTAAGCTTATTGAGGAGACTTTTGTCTTGGCTTTTGCATCCTCGTTACAAGTCGAGGTGCCAAACAAAGACGCAGTCGAACACTTTGTTTCTTTTGTTATTTCAAAAAGAATAGCTGCCCTTAATTACCTACCTACTCTCCCCATAGATGAAAGGTTTATCTACTCATCTATACCTGAATTCATTAACTACTTACAGGGAGGACATAAATGATCACTATGAAGAAAGACAAGTGGCAACATTTTACATCGTTGTACGGTGAAGAGATGTACAAAGATAAACTAACTCACCGTACCAGACAATGTGATGAAGATCCTAACTCAATAGAAATAACTTTTGGGCAAGGTATCGAGCATAACGGCTATAACTTAGTCGAAGAGTACTTAACTTTTATAAAAAACCAAGGAAAAACAAATGGCTAAATTATCAAACATTATTGAAGGTGGAAGTTATTTTGCAAAGGTCTACGAGGCTGTTCCTGACTACAACGAAAAGCAGGCAATAGAGCGAGGAGAGCCGGGATCTGGCAAGTACCAGTGGGAAATTAACTTAGCAGTAGACAAGGAAATCTTTGAAGCTTTTGAGAATGAAGGATTCAATGCTGGTATGAAGGAAGCTGGGAGAGCGTCTTATACTGACAAGCCTGTTATCACTTTTATAAAGTGGGCTAGTGACTATAAAGGTAATCCTAATACTAACCCTCCTATCATGGACTTAAATAAGAACCCCCTTTCTATTGAAGACAGGATAGAGAATGGCAGTATCGTTAGGGTTCAGTGGAAAGCTTACGAGTATGGTAAGAACACTCGCTATAAGCGTCCTATGTTGGTAGCTGTCCAAGTCGTAGAACTAAATGAACCTACTGTATCAGAAGATGAGGTGGCCTTTTAATGATAGAGACTCTTACATTTGAAGGGACTAACTATGACCTAACTAAGACTACTGAAGAAAATGCAACTGTTATAAGAGATCTTAGTCGAGTGATACAGAAAGTTCAGCTAGAGCTTCAGGACTGCAGTGATAAAACTTTAGCAGCTCAAGCCTCCCTTAGTGTTTTTTATAAGACATTGAGGGAGAAGCATCTTACTGAGGAAATGATTGAACAACCAGAACAACAGTAAAACAGGGAACACTATTATGGAAGTAACTCACGAACCAAGATACAAAAACCAGCACTTACCTTGTGTATCTTGTAGTAGCAGTGATGCTCTATCAGAGTATATGAATGGCAGTGCTTATTGTTTTTCATGTGAAACAAAGTTTAGTCCTGCTGAATACAGTAAAGCAAAAGGAGGAGATGTTAGTAGTCTGCCCCCTGCTAGACCTAAACATAAAATAAGTAAACCTAAAGGAGGAGAAATATCAGCTATAGAATCACGTAGCTTAACCCTAGCAACTGTTAAAAAGTTTAATGTCAAAGTAGTAAAGGATGAGCATGGTAATGACATCAAGCATTACTACCCTTACTACAATGGTGAAGAAGAAGTTATAAAGATAAGAGACGTTGAAAAGAAAAGGAACAATGAAGCTTTTCAGTTTGTATGGACTGATGGTTCTTCAAAGGTAGATTTGTTTGGTAAGCAACTGTTTGATGGAGGACAAAGGTTCGTTACTTTGTTTGAAGGTGAAATAGATGCAATGTCTGGTTATCAAATGCTCAACACCAGTGATACCAACTACGCTGTACTAGGAGTGAAGTCCTCTTCTGATGCAGAAAGAGCAGTACGCAACAACCTTGAGTACCTCTACTCCTTTGACAATGTAGTCCTTTGTTTTGATATGGATGAGCCGGGGCGTAAAGCTACTGACAAAGTAGCCAAGCTTCTACAGACAGGTAAAACAAAGATAGTCTCACTCCCTTCTGACTTCAATGATGCTAATGAAATGCTCATGGCAGGACAACAAAAAGCATTTAAGGATGCTTGGTATGGAGCTAAAACCTATACACCTAGTGGTCTTGTATCTGTTAGTGATCATAAGAAACGCTACCTTGAACGTCCAACTAAACTATCTGTACCTTATCCTTGGCAAGGGCTTAATGAAAAGCTAGAAGGCTTACGTCAAGGTGAAATAATGATACTGACGGCGGGAACAGGGTTAGGTAAGAGTGCTGTATGTAGAGAGTTACAACACCACTTACTTAAAACAACAGAAGACAACATAGGTATCGTCATGCTTGAAGAAAGCTATGAACGAACCATTGATGGTCTGATGTCAATTGAAGCTAATGAACGTCTATCGAAAGATAGTATAAGGGATACCTACGAGCTAGATCGACTCAGTGAATGGCATGATGCTTTGTTTGAAGGTGTAAACAAAAACAGGGTATGGGTGTATGAACACTTTGGTGAAAACAATCTCAATGCTATTGCTGATAGAGTTAAATTCATGGCAGCAGGTTCAGAGTGTAAGTGGATCTTTATAGATCACATCCACATGATCAGTGCTGCTGGAGGAGACAACGAGACTGCTGAAATTAACAAGATCATGCATAAGTTCAGGGATCTATGTGAAGAACTAAACATATCTATTGTTACTGTGTCTCACTTGAGAAGGCTTGATGGCAACAAGGGACATGAGAATGGGGCAGAAGTTAACCTATCTCACCTTAGAGGATCTCATGTAATTGCTCAAATAGCTGACTCAGTTCTTGCTTTAGAACGTAATCAACAATCTGAAGATGAAATACAATCTAGGACTACGCGACTTAGGGTACTAAAGAATAGATACTCTGGTGAAGTAGGAGAGGCAGGTCATATTATTTATGATCCAGTGACAGGTAGACTAACAGAATGTGATGACAGTGATTTACAAATGAGTAATGAGGAGTCATTGATATGAGTAAGCTGGTATTTGATGTAGAAACTGATGGGCTACAGTATACAAAAATATGGTGCATTGTTGCTCAAAATGTAGACACTGAAGAGATTCGTTCGTTTGGCCCTAGTGAGTTAGCAGAAGGTTTGGAGTACCTTAAAACTGCTGACACTTTAATAGGTCACAACATCCTTACCTTTGATATACCTTGTGTACGAAAAATACTAGACGATCCCTACTTTGCTAGGGATAAAGAGATACTAGATACCTTAGTTCTTTCTAGATTGTTTGGTGCTGATCGTAAGTCAGGTCATAAGCTTGCTGATTGGGGAAAGATTTTAGGCTTTCCTAAGATTGAGTTTGATGACTACAGCCATTACTCAGTGCAAATGTTGAAGTATTGTATTAGAGATGTGGAATTAAACACTAAGGTATTCCATGAACTTAGAAGTGAAGCAAAAGGATTCAGCAGACAGTGTATTGACCTAGAGCATAAAGTTGCTGAGATCTTAGGTGAGCAAGAACGCTATGGTTTTTTATTAGACTTTAATAAAGCAGGAGATATTCACACTGAGTTAGGCAATGCAATTGTTAAAACTGAGAAAAGGATTAATGAAGTATTCAAACCTAAGAACAAAGAAACCAAGCTATACCCTAAGTACAAGAAAGATGGTAGTGCTGCAAGGAATGCAATAACTGAAAATGGAGAAGGCACAAGACTAAGTGATGTTGAGTTTGCTGAAATGCAGCAGTCAGGTACTAAGCATGTAGTCCGAACAGAAGTTAAAGAACTTAACATTTCTTCTAGGCAGCAGCTTATTGAGTACTTAAAAGACTTTGGCTGGAAACCAAGTAGGTTTACTGAGAAAGGTAATGTCATCTTAAATGAAAAAATACTTGAGGAGATTACTGATATACCAGAAGCTGCTTACATCCAGAAGTACTTCCTATTGCAAAAGCGTATTACTCAGCTTAACTCTTGGATTAAAGAAGCTGACTCAGCTACGTTCAGAGTACACAGTCATGTGATTCACAATGGTACTGTAACAGGACGCATGACACATCGTAGTCCCAACATGGCACAGGTTCCTAGTGTATCTGTTCCCTATGGTAAGGCTTTCAGGGGTTGTTGGCGAGTACCTGATAAGCACAAGTTAGTTGGTATAGATGCTAGTGGGCTTGAGTTAAGAATGCTGGCTCACTACATGAATGATGAGGATTACATTAATGAAATTATCTCAGGAGACATCCACACAGCTAACCAAAAACTTGCGGGACTTAAATCAAGAGATCAGGCAAAGACATTCATCTATGCGCTTTTGTACGGGGCAGGAGATGAAAAGCTTGGGTCAGTGGCTGGAGGAAACAAAGACACTGGTGCAAAACTTAGAAAATCTTTCTTCGATAATCTACCTGCATTTGCAAATCTTAGAAACAGAGTATCAAGAACTGTCCAAAAAAATGGATGCCTCAAAGGACTAGACGGTAGGAAGTTAAAAATTAGAAGTGAGCATAGTGCTTTGAATGCTTTGCTGCAGGGAGCAGGAGCTATTGTAATGAAAGAAGCTCTTGTGATATTGAATAACAAACTAGCAGTATATGACGCACACTTTGTAGCTAACGTACATGATGAGTGGCAGATAGAAGTAGTTGAAGAAGATGCAGATTATGTTGGGCAGTTAGGAGTAGAAGCTATAGAAGAGGCAGGTGTCTCTTTAAACTTACACTGCCCCTTAACTGGTGAATATAAAGTAGGTGATAACTGGAGTGATACACACTAATGAATAGTCTACTAGTAAAAGACATCTACAATAAATTAGATAAACTTAATGATGGGCCTATTGATCTGTCAGAAGAAGAAATTGAAAGGACAGGAGAAGCTGTTAAGGATGCGCTCAGACACTGGTCAAACCCTAAACCATCTTCTGAGTTTTCTGTAAGAATGTCTAACATAGGTAAGCCCCTAAGACAGATGTGGTTTGATAGTAGACAAGAAAAGACTGCTTCAAGAATAACACCACAGACATTTATTAAGTTTCTGTATGGGCATTTACTAGAAGAAATTATTCTCATGTTAGTTCGTATGACTGACAACAAAGTAACTGATGAACAAAAAGAAGTAGACCTTGAAGGAATCAAAGGACATATTGACTGTAAGATTAATGGTGAGGTAGTTGATATAAAGACTGCTTCAAGCTTTGCGTTTAGAAAGTTTGCTGAAGGAACACTCCATGAGAATGATCCTTTTGGTTACATGATGCAGCTATCTGCTTATGAGGTAGCTGAAAAATCTTCTAATGGAGGTTTCTTAGCAGTCAATAAAGAGTCAGGCGAGTTAGCTTATTACAGTCCGGGTGACCTAATAAAACCTAATCCTATTACTAGAATAAATAATATTAAAGGTATTTTACAAGAGGATGTAATCCCTGAAAAATGTTATGAGTCTGTTCCTGAAGGTAAGTCAGGTAACATGAAGTTAGCTGTAGGATGTGTGTACTGTCCACATAAAACAATATGTTGGCAAGATGCTAATGGAGGACAAGGTCTTAGATCTTTTAGATATGCTAATGGCTTACGCCACTTTACAAGAATTGCTGTTCTTCCTAAAGTAGAGGAGATGACTGCATTATGAATTCTAGAACTGCTAAAAAACTTAGTAAAAAAGCAGAAGAACTTTCAATGGCTTTATTAAAAGAACATCTTTCAGATCAAGAAGCAGCAAAAGTTACTAAATCTTCTGTAGCTAAAACAACATATGGCTCTAGTGACAAAGGTAGCTACGCACTTACAATGTCTACTAAAGGTATGAAGTCTGTCTTAAAGACATTAGTTAAAACAAAACCTATTGAAACTATTTCTTTAGCAGATGTTAAACATTATTGCGCTCAAATAGGTAGAAGTTAATGCAACACAGAAGAAAGAAACGTCCTCCTGAACTAACAAGATCTAAAGGAGGTTACGACTCTGGCTTTGAAAGAAAGCTGCACAGTACAGTATTAAAACACTGGCAACATCATGCTGATCAAGTTAATTATGTTGTTGAACACAAGTATGAACCTGACTTTGTCAGAAAGTTTGGTGAACAAACAATACTAATTGAAGCTAAAGGAAGATTCTGGGATCACGCTGAATACACTAAGTATGTATGGATTAAAAAAGTACTCCCAGCTAATACTGAATTAGTATTTTTATTTGATAACCCTGATCTTCCTATGCCTATGGCTAAGAAAAGAAAAGATGGTACTAAGCGTAGCCACTCTGAATGGGCAGAGTCTAGAAAATTTCGCTGGTATACCGCAGACACATTGCCTAATGAATGGAGGGACTATGACTAAATCAAAAAAACTAAATGACTCTACGCCAGAAGAATGGGATAAGGCAAGTAAGGGAAGCAAACCTGCTGCTCATCACATATATGTAGATCCTTATGATACTACTTTTGAAAGCACATCAGATGGCTCTACTGCTGACTATTATGAGCTGCCTAACCATGCAAAAGAACTACAAGATCTTATCTCATATAAGAATATGAATGCTCAAGATGGTGAGATCTTTCGTACTGTCTATAGGAAAGGAAGAGCTTCACATAGTGACCAGTTAAGAGATGCTAAAAAAGTACAGTACTATGCTAACGCTGAAGTTATAAGACTAGAGAAAGGAAGAAATAGATGAAAGGTGTTACAAAATTATGTCCTAACTGTGGTACAACAGATTTAAAATTGTTCAGTGATAAATCAAAAAAGAATACAAGATGTATTGAGTGTAACAGAAGTAACAATGAAAATGGAATCTATCGAGAAGCTAAAAGAAAAGGAGATCTACTAACTAAGTTACTTAAGCCTTCTAACTTTAAAGGAGTTGTTCGTGGATAAGAAAAGAATCAAACAGAACTTTGTTTACAGAGGTAGCGTAGATCGAGTCTACGATGGAGATACTATCTGGGTTACCTTAGATTTAGGTTTTGATATGTTGTTTCGATGTTCTATTAGGCTTAAAGGAATTGATACACCTGAATCTAAAATTAATATAACAAAGCACCCAGAAAGAAAGAAAGAAAAAGCATTAGCTAAAATTGCTAAGAAAAGAATGAAAGAACTTTGTGGTAAAGAAGTATGGGTAGAAAGCAAAAAGCTTTTAAAAGGTAGTACTAAAGACAATGTAAAAGAAAGTACTGCTAAAGAGAAGTATGGCAGGGTGTTAGGAAACATCTATCAAATGGATGGTACTAACATTGCTGATGTACTTATCAGAGAAGGGTACGCTATTAAGTACCGTGGTAAAAAGAAAACTCATGTTTGGAAATAATTAAGGAGAACTAAATGTCTATTTTAACTTGGCTTAAAGAATTCTTTGTTACAACAGCTATGCAAGAATCAAAAGAAAAGATTACAGACAAAGCAGAAAATGTAATAGTTGATATTAAAAGTACTGTTACTGAAGGTATTGAAGAAGTAAAAGATATAGCTGAAGAAACAACAACAGAGATTAAACAAAGAGCAAGAGATAAGTTAGGTAGGTTCTTAGCCGACAATCCTAATACTGACAGCAACGAAGCTTACAAAGATAAGTAAACAGAGTGTAGTTACCACTTAGATTTGTTTGCCCAATAAGCTGCTGACATTTTACCTTTAGCTATATTTTTAGCATGCCTTGCTTTAAAAGATTTACGCCTTGCTTTTTCTTTAGCTGATTTAGGACTGCTCCCAGCACCACTTACACCTTGCTGACCATATCTAATTAGCTTCATAGTATGTCCATCTTGAGCTAATACTACATGGGATTTGGTCTTGTGCTTGGGAGTTCTCTTAGGTTTATTAACTCCTGATAAACCATGTTTCTTAAGTAAAGCTTTTCTTCTGGCTTCATGGGACATTACTTTTTCCTATATGCTCTAGTTTTCTTAGCTATTTTTTTAGGTTGAGCAGAGTGTTGTTTACCTGCTGCAGTATCTTTACGTTTCTTTCTAGTAGTAGCTGCGTATTCTTTGTCACTTAATCCTTTAATAGCTTTAGCAGGTAA